GGAGCAGCTGGTAATGCTATAGACGGACATTCTTATATAACCTATGTAACATCAGGAACAATATCAGGGGGTCAGGTAAACTAATGCCAACCAAAAGAGTACAATTTACAGAATGGCTACCAGACCAACCAGATAACGCTGGTGGTCTTAATCAAGCATTAAATGTTATTCCTGTGTCAGTAGGTTATCAACCATTTCCTAACGCAGAAGATTTTAGTGGAGCAGCGTCAGAAGATTTAAACTCTGTATTCGTAGCTAAATGGGACACAGAAGTAGTTTTATTTGCAGGTGGTGCTTCTAAAATATTTAAGTTTAATTCAGCAACAGAAGCATTAGATGATAAATCTAAATCAGGTGGATATACCAGCACATTTCCTTGGAGATTTACCCAATTCGGAAAGACAGTTTTAGCTTGTAATGGTACAGCTATTATCCAGTATTGGACAATAGGAACATCTATATTATGGGCAGATGTAGCAACCTCACCTACAGCAAAACATATAACAGTTGTTAGAGATTTTGTAGTAACAGGAAGTTTAGCAACAGGAACTTTAGGTCGATCTACAGTAAGGTGGTCAGATATTAATGATGAAACAGATTGGACAGCAGGAACAACATCACAATCAGATTTACAAGTTATTGCAGATGGTGGAAATTTAGTAGGATTAACTGGTGGTGAGTTTGGATTAATATTTTTAGAGAAATCTATAAGTCGTATGTCTTATGTAGGAAGTCCTCTATTCTTTCAATTTGATAATATCTCAAGAGGATTAGGTTGTTTAAGTGGTAATTCTATTTGCCAATATAATCAAGTATCATTCTTTTTAAGTGATGATGGATTTTATTCTTGTGATGGTAATCAAGTAACACCGATTGGTAATGAGAAGGTGGACCGCTGGTTTTTTAGTGACTGTGATTTAAGTTTAATCAGTAGTATGACTGCATCTATTAATCCAGCAGCTAATATAGCAATTTGGAATTATGCAAATGTAGGTGGTGGTAGAAGTATGCTAGTTTATAATTGGACATTAGGTAAGTGGGCGAGAGTAGAAACATTAGCTACTGTTCTAGGAAACATAGCTACTACAGGAACGACTTTAGAAGGATTGGGTACTCTAGGGTACACAGATATAGATGCTATGCCAGCAAGTTTAGACGCAAGATTATGGGTAGGTGGTAAATTCATGTTTGCTGGAGCAACAGGAACTAAAATATCAACATTTTCTGGTTCAACATATAACTCTGAATTAGTAACTACTGACCTTGAAGTTGGTTATAATTCTGTAATTAATTTATTAAGACCACAAATAGATAATGGTAGTGCAGATATTGCAGTAGCTAGTCGTAGAGAATTAGATGACTCTATTATATTTGGTACAACAGTATCTACTTCAACAGAGGGTAGAGCTAATGTTAGAACTGGTGGAAGATACCATAGAATTTCTGTTAAGCCTACAGGAAGTTGGATAAATGCTATGGCAATAGATGTAGACTTTAAACCACAAGGCAATAGATAATGTATAGAACCTTAAACTATATGGGTTCTAACTTGAGAGAAATATCTGAAGTTACTAATGGTATTATGAATGGAAAAACAAATAATACTGGTTCTGTTACTTTAAGAGCTTCTAATACAACAACAACAATTACAGATGAAAGATTAGGATTTGATAGTATCATTTTATTATCGCCACTCACTGCAAATGCAGCAGCACAAACACCTTATATTTCTACTAAAGCAAAAGGAAGTGTAGTGATTACACATACAAGTGTAGCTAGTACAGACCTAGATTTTGATTACATTATAGTCGGATAAGTGTTAAAATAGTTGTTTAAACTTACTGACTTTAAATTATGAAACTATATATAGTACCAACAACCCATGTACAACAGTATTGGCATTTAGCTGAACCATTATTACAACTAGCATTAGATAAAGGTAATGATGAGTTTACTACTGACCAACTTAAATTAATGGTTACACAAGGGCAACAACAATTATTACTCTTGATGAAAGATGATAAATGTTACTGTGCTTTAACTGTTCATTGGATTATGTACCCTAATGATAGGGTTTGCTATATCACCTATATAGGTGGTAAAAACACTAAAGCAGGATTTGAACAATTTAAAAATTGGGCAAAAAGTAATGGCGGAACTTGTATTCAAGGTTCTACTAAATTTGAAAGTATAGAAAGGCTTTGGTCAAGACTATACAACTATAAAAAGAAATACACACTTATGGAGCTTAAACTATGAAATTCTTACCAATCACTTTTAAAGTTTGGTTATTAAAACTACTCTATCAAGATATTGCATCTTTAGGAGATGGTGGAGATACGGAACTTGCACATATTAATAAAAAAGAGTCAGAATTATTAATATCAATTGGTGGGTCTGGCACTTTAAATGCTATAACTGGATTAAGAGAATATAAAGGTGGCGGTGGTGGTGGAACATCTGAAACTAAACAATCTATTGACCCTGCAATATTACCTTATATAACTTATGGTTTAGAAGAAGCACAAGACCTCTACAAAGCACCTGGACCAACTTATTACCCAGACCAAACTTATGTAGACCCATCTGCACAAACAACAGAAGCATTAGGATTGGCAGAAGCTAGAGCAAGAGCAGGCAGTCCACTTATTCCAGCAGCACAATCTCAAGCATTAAGCACAATACAAGGTGATAGATTATCAGCAACTAATCCTTATTTTGCATCTATGATGGCAGGTGCAGCTAAACCAGTTGTAAATGAATTTAATACAGCAATCAGAGATATTGGTAGTAGAACAGCAGCATCAGGCAGATATGGCTCTGGAGCTATGGGTGAAATGGAGTCTAAAGCATCAGAAAATTTAGCTCAAGCATTATCACAAAGAGGTTCAGAATTAGCTTATCAAAATTATGCTACTGAAAGAGGTAGACAAGACCAAGCTATAGGAAATGCTGGAAATATAGCTATGCAAGATTATTCAGACATAAATCAATTAGCTAAAATAGGTCAAACACAAGAACAATATTCAGCAGATGCTTTGAATTCTGCTATTTCAAGATACGAATATGGACAAAATGCTCCACAACAAAAATTAGGTTCTTATTTGGCTGCGGCTTATGGAGCTCCTACACCTATTAACCAAACAGCTACACAAACTGGTGGGGGTAAATAATGAACCCAGCATTAGTAGGAGCAGGAATAGGGCTAGGAAAAGGAGTAATGCAAGGTAAATCTACTAGCGAAATAATGAGAAATATGGCAGTAGGCGGAGCAACTGGTTATTTAGGTGGTCTTGGTCAAAATAATTTAACTAATCCAATTTCTGGTGAGTCTTTATTAGGCGGAGCATCATCATCAGCATATCCGCAAGCATTATTAGGTAACGCTTCTGGGAATATAAACGCTTATGGTATACCAGAAACATTAGGAAATTCAGCATATTCTGCAACTAATTTTACTGCTCCAGAAGCATCACAAGTTGTTAATAATAGTTATATGCCTTTTGCAAATGATTATGGAACACAAATAGACGGCATGAAAGGTATAGGTCCAGATATGTCATCACAACAAACATTTTTAGATACAACTCCTTCTGCTAGTCAAAATAACTTTGGAAATGTTCAACCAACAGACAATACATTAGGAATAGCAATGCAAGAAAATTATGGCTATGCAGACGGAAATCCTTTAAAAACAAACGCTGAACTTGGTCCAAGATTTGATACTCCAGTAAAATCTACATCAGAGGAATTAGAAGCAGCACAAGGTGGATTTAAAAAACCATTGTATGAAAGAGCATTTGATAGTGTAATGGGTTACGCAGAAAAAAATCCTATTGCTATAGCAGGGTTAGGATTAACAGCTTATGATGTAACAAAAGAAACACCACAACAAGGACCAGACTCCACTTTCGCTAAAACTGCTGGAGTTTTAAAACAAGCATATTCACCAACTGGTTCACAAATGAAAATAAGAAGGGCAAGGGGATAAATATGGCATCATTATTAGATTATGATTTTGATTTAGACAAGATGTTAGGAACAACAACTAATCCTATTCAGGGATTAGTAGATGACCCTAATTTTCAAACAGAAAAAAATATTGCTTCTGGGCTTGGTGTTGCTGATGCACTTATTAGTGGATATGGTACGCAATATGCTCCAGAGATAATATTAAGAAGTCTTGTAAATGCTCAATCAGGTCGTCAAGGTGTTATAGATAAGAAAGTTAAAAGTTATATGACACAACAAGATATTCTTAAAGCAACTTTAGATGCTAAAAAATTACAAGGCGATATAAAAAGGCAGCCTTATCAATTATTAAATGAGGCATATAAAGCTGAAGAATACCCTTCTAAAATATCTAAATCTAGGTCTGAAGCAGGAATAAGCAGTAATAAATTAAAAGGTAGTAATTTAAAAATACTTGCTTTGAAAAATAAAATAAAAAAATTTCAAGAAGAAGGAAATGAAAAAGAATTAACTTATATTATGTTAAACCCAGATGAATGGTTAAAGAATGAATTTAAAACTGATTTAGCAAATAATTATAGAAAACAAGCTCTCCCAATAGAGTGGCTTCCTGCTATTAGAGCTATTGGATTAGACCCTGATAAAAAAGGAACTTGGTCGCAACAAGATTGGCTTGATGTAGATAATATAGTAAAAGCTCCTTTAACTATACAAAGTGAAAAAACTAATTTAGAAAGACAATTATCTGCTAAAGATTTTCCAAGTATTATAAGCAAATATAATGTAAATAGTTTTGAAGGTGTTAGAAATAGAATTATAAATAGAAGAAGGGAAGAAAATAATAATAAAAATATACATGGAGATTTATCTGAAAATAATAAAGGTCCAAACAAACTTGAGCAATTAAATTTAGCTACAAATACAGATGGAATTAGAGCTATGCCATTACAAGATGTTTATCTTGGGGATGACTTAAAATTTTATGAAAGAACTAATAGAGATAATGCAGTGGGAAAGATAAAACCAAATGACAAATTTCCAGATGGGATTATTTTTGGCTCTAATGGTATAAATTATAGTAATACTGAATGGGATTCTATTGGTACAGAAAACCAATTTGCTATAAGACCAAAAAGAGACCGAACAGATGCTCTAGAAAGGGAAGGGCAAGTCAGGTCTAATGCGATAATTAATGGAAAAAAACACTCTTATTTATATAGTCAAATTGATAGAAATAATAAAGTTATTGCTGAAATTTTATCAAAACCTCAATTTTTAAAAGATTTAACATCTGTTGGTGGAAGGGCTATAATAAATGCTGGTTTAGGGAAATATGGCTTTACTTCTGATGTTCAAGATATTCAGTTTTTGTTTGACAAGAATAAAAATCAGCTATTTATTAAAGAAATTCAAAAGATGAGAGCAAATAATGATACTGGTGGAGCTGTAGGTAATGTATCTAATTTTGAAGTAATGATGTTTATGAACGCTGCTGGTGCATTTTATGAAGGAAGCTCTGCTTCCCAATTATATAAAGAGCTTATAACAATGAGAGATGAAGGAATTAGAGCTATGAAACAAAATATAGGAGTATATAATGGGTTATATGGGGAAAAAATGACTAATGCTACAGGAATATCATATTATGACCCTGCATCATACGATAAAGGCGAACCAAGAACACTTAAAGAGGCTTTAAAAAAAGCAGGAATTGAGGATTGGGAAGAAAGAGACCTTACAAGAAGATTAAACAAAGAAGAAGCAGCTGAAAGAAAAGAATTATATGACATGATAAATAATCCAGATATTTATGATTTTGGAGACGAGTAATGTCAGAAAATGAAATTACTATAGATAAAAAAATTACTCAAACTACTCAAAATCTTATCGAAGATGAATTAGCTTATGGAAGGTGGCTAAAGGAACACCAACATTTAAAAGGTACAATAGAATATGAAAGGTTCAAAAGGGCATATAATGATATTAGAGATTATTATGCTTCCCCAAAAGGAGCAGTAGAAAAAGTTTGGCACTATGGTGCTGGAGAACTTAATACTATTGGTGATGCTGTTGGAAAAGCCCTATCAAACCCTGTTGAGGCTGGAAAAAAATTAATTGGTGGAATAGGAGATGTAGGTAGGGTAGCTGAAGCTAGCTTTTTACCTGACCCTCTGGTTGATAAGATATATAAAGATATGAACAACCCTGATATAAAAGAGGTCTTTGGTCTACCAAATTTTTATGAAAGAAACCAATATTACAAAAATAGTGAAAACCTTAACTTTTTATACACACACCCTAGAGAAAAGTATGAAGCTATGGGCAAGAAGATGGGAGAACATTATGGCGGTGTGTGGGATAAATTAACCGATAGCCCTCAATCTGCTTTAAAATTAATTACTGAAAATCCATTAGAGTCACTTTTAAATTTTGGTGGAGCAGCTTCTTTATTAAAATTGCCTATAAAGGCAACTGGATTATTAGGTATAAACAGTAAAGTTGGTAAAATTGTTGATAATATTACAGACCAATCTTCATCATCATTAATATCAGGTGTTCCTCAAATATTAAAAAGTAGAGCAAATAAAAAAGGAGCTATTAAAAAACAAGAAAGAGCTAAAGCAGATGCAGAGATTGCTGCTGGAGTTAAGGAAGGATATGTTCTAACTCCAGACGCTTATCAAGGAAATAGTCTTTTAAATAAACTTTCATCTTTTATATCTAAAGCTCCAATATTAAATGTTAAAGGAAAGGCAATCCTTACGAACCAAGATGTAACTAATAAATTAGCAAGGAGATTTACTGGGCTTAAAGCTACTGATGCTTTAGAGGATGTTATGTCCCTTATAAGTAAAAAACATTCTTCAGCATATCAAAATATTAAAAATCTAAAGCAGGTTAAAAAAACTATAAAAGGGCATGAATGGGTAAATAGTAAGATATTAGGTGCAAATGGTCAGCCTATTAAAATTAAAATTCCAAGCAATAAAAGTAAAGTTGTTCATAGAAGTGGAAAAGACCTTTTATATTCTTTAATTAACAAAAGAACAAAACACAACAGTTTGATAAAAAATGAAAATCTAGGACCTCAAAGATTTGATGATGCTTTAAAAATAACTAAAGACATAGAGAAATTAGAATTGGATATTTTGATGTTGGCAAAACATCATAAATTACCTACAAATGTTATTAAAAAACTAACTGATGCAAGAATTGCTTATGCAAAAGGGTATAGCGTTGGACCTTATATAAATAATGGCAACTTAAATGTTGGTGCTTTTGCAAAACATCATAAGAATAATTCTGCTTTAACAGGTGATGGTAAAATTATGAGAGATTTTGCTAATAACGACACAACTAAAGGCTTTATAAAATTACCAGATGCTCAAACTGGGCAATTAAGTTCGTTAGAAAACTGGGCGCTTTATGGAACTTATGCTGCTGACCTATCAACTGGTGGATTACTTTCTGCCGCAAGGGAGATTTTTCCTAGAATGTTACTTTCTAATCAAAATAAATTTATAAATCCAAACTATGGAGCTGGTGGATTATTAAACACATTAGGAAATCCTAATATAGTTAGAAATGCTGCTTTAATTCCATCATTATTAAATTCTTCTCAAATTGAAGATTTGCCATATTTAGATAGGACTACAAAATACCTACCATCAGAAGGTAGAATGGGAAATCAATAATGACTGATATTAACCCTATAGAGTTTGGCAAAATGAAAGAGCAGATAGAACACCTGCAAAAAGGTCAAGATGAATTAAATAAAGATATGAAAGAAATGCTTGCCCTTGCCAATCAGAGTCGTGGTGGCTTCTGGATGGGTATGGCTATAGCCTCATTTATTGGTGGGTTAGTATCTATATTTATTAGGAATTGGATGCAATAATGAACATTCGCCAAAAATCTTTTGATAAGTTATTTGGTAAACCAGTAATAATTACATTGGCAGTATTGGCAGCACTTCCGATTACGCCTTTGATTTTCTGTTTAATTTATGGATGGGTTAAATAATGATACAAGCAATTATAGGACCAGTTGCAGCATTACTAGATAAATTTATACCTGATGCTGACACTAAAAACAAACTAGCACATGAGATAGCAACACTTGCAGAAAGACAAGTACATGAAATAGCATTAGCACAAATAAAAGTAAACCAACAAGAAGCTAAAGGAGCATGGTTTCAAAGAAACTGGCGACCAGCTTGTGCTTGGGTTTGTGTTGCAGGATTTGGAGTTAATTTCTTGATCTCACCACTGTTAGCACCTTTTGGAATTATTGTTCCTCAAGCAGACACAGCAACCATGATGCCTGTTTTAATGGGTATGTTAGGTCTAGGTGGATTAAGGAGTTTTGAAAAGAATAAAGGCATTACTAAATGATGATGGCAAGTCCACACTTCAGCGTAAGTGAGTTTACTTTTTCTGAAACAGCATCAAGACATGGTATAGACAATAGTTGTCCAGATGATAATATACTAGACAATATTTTAATTACAGCAAATTATATGGAGAATGTTCGTGAATTACTTAATCATAAGCCTATTTTTATTAGCAGTGGCTATCGTTGTTTGGCTCTTAATGAATTACTCGGTAGCAAAGCAACATCTTCTCACACTAAAGGATTGGCTGCAGACTTTACTTG